TTGGCTATTAATATATTTAACTGACTTAGGATTATTTTTCATTCTATCATATAACATATCCTCTCTGCCTGGAAAAACTGTATGAGGTCTAAATCCAACAAAATCTTTTCCATCATGTTCATTAACCTTCTTGGTCATAGCATAAGGATTAGTCCACCATTCTATAGCATTTGAAGAGGAAGCATATAAACATTTTGCATTATGTTCTTTGCACCAATCAAATACAGCTTTTGTTCCATTGACATTTACATCCCAATATTCTTCTTGTTCATCAAGAGATTTCCTTACACCTACTAAAGCAGCAAGATGAATAACCATATCAAATCCATATCTATGGTATCTGCTATTAAATTTTCTTACATCACCATTATATCCATATACTATATGTCCCTTTTCTTCCAAGTATGGTGCTAAGTGAGAACCTATATAGCCATGATGGCCAGTCATTATTATATTCATTTACGTATCTGGTTATTAATCAATATAGCTTCTTCTAATAATTTTAATGGGGAACCAGCTCTAGAAGCAGAAGTAGCAAAAGCTAATGTATCTTTTGGAAAACACATACCACCAAATCCTTGTTTTAAATCAGGACCTGGAACCATCATATGACTTGAACCAATTCTCTCATCCATTGCTACTAACTCAGTAAGTGAATCAAAATCTACATCTCCATATAAATTTCTTAATTCATTAAAGAATACAACCTTAGTTGCAAGGAAACAATTAATAGTATATTTAGCAAAGCAAGCATTTCTTAAAGAAGTAAAACGTACCTTATCTATTTTAATACCTGCATTTATAAATATGTCATACCAGTATCTAGCATTATTACCACCAAATATAGCAAACTTTTGATTTTGAAATTCCTCTACTGAGTCAGCCTCAGTTAAAAACTCTGGGTTATGAGTTAATGCTACATCATCATTTAATAATTGAATTAACTCTAATGACACAGTACTCTTAATAAGGATAGGTACAAATGGTGCAACCTTACGTATCCCTTGCACATATTGTTCAACCATCATATCATCACATTCACCTCTTGGTCCTTGAGGAGTGGGTAGACATAATATAATACCATCATAATAATTATAATCTGTATAATCATTAATGCCATCATCTAATAAAATTAAATCTTTTCCAGGGTCTAAAATCTGTATATAATTATCTTCGTCTTGATTTAAACCCAATTCTACAGCTTGGCCTACTACACCATAGCCAATAATTAATAAATCTTTATGTGTCATTCCATTACCTTTTCTAAACCTTTTTTCTTCTTGGCTTTTTCTTCCTTAGCAAAATCTTTAATTGCTGAATCAGTCTCTTGAATCTTAGATATTTTCTCTCTAATTGTATCAAGGAATGATTGGTCAATAGGACTATGGATATCTACACTAGAAACAAAGTCTTCTATATTTGCTTGGGCCATAAATTTGAATTTGATATCTGTTTGTTTTTTCTCTTTAACTATTCTGCGTATAAAAGCAAAGTAAGCTATTTGAGTAAAGTAAGAGAATGCATTTGGCTTTCCCGTACGGGTGGCCGTGTCTATTCTATAATTGTATATAGCTTTAAGACAATTCTCTACTCCATCCATAACCATTTCATCACGGTAAGTATACCGAACAAAGTTTGGTTTATGGGAAAGGCCCTCACATATTTTCATAAAGCAAGTGGCAATATAATCTGTTACTATAGGATTTTTTTCTCCTTTTTCCTTAGCCTCTTGGGCTTCAGTCACATAGTCAACTACAGCATAACTAAACTGTCTATTGTTTACATAATGGGGTTTGTCTCTAGGTTTGATTTTTTCAGTCATTTCTTTCTCCATGTTATATACATTATATCACAAAAAGGCCTTAAAGTAAACAGTTAGATGGAAAAAGAACTACCACATCCACATGTTGTTTTAGCATTTGGGTTACTTATTTGAAACCTTTGTCCTTGCAAATCTTGTATAAAATCTATTGTTATTCCTTCTAAATATTGATAGCTCATAGGGTCAATAAGTAATTCAACATCATTCTTAATAATACTAGCATCACCTTCTATTCTCTTCTCATCTAATTTAAAGCCATAAGAAAAGCCTGAACAGCCACCACCATTAATATAAACACGGAGTTTTTCATCTCCTGACTTCATGGCAGCAACACGCTTTGACGCATTGTCACTAAAATCTATATTTGCTGGGAGTATTTCCATATTTATTTTACTAAAACTGTTTACAATAGCTTATTTATATGTTATAATAGAATAGATTGCCGGGGAGGCTAGATTAGAGAGCTTAATGAAGTGTATTATCACCTTTCATTCTTTTTAATTGTTCTTTTGTTTCATCATCCATTAAAGGATTTCCACTAACTTCATCTAGAATTATCTTCATATAATGTGCTTTAACATCTAAGTTAACTTCTGATTGTATCATTACATTAAAATCCTCAAGGACGTGTAATTTTTGAGATGAAAATGGTAACCAAGGAGTCATAACAAAATGATTGTTACCTTCAACAATTACTTTCATTGGTTCTTCTATTCCAATTAAGGCACCACTAGATTCTTCTATATCATGCACATAGGCAATTATTGATTCACCTGAAATCAATTTAAAAAGTTTAACTGGTACGTCGTCTAATTTCCGTGGTAGTTTATTTTCCATATATCTATTTATAATAACTTGACTTCATGTATCTTAAATTTAAATTTCTCTTTAGCATATATTTGTACCCTTTCAGCTGAATGATTTAAGGTATAATTCTTTTTAGATTTCCAATGTAAGTCATCAGCTATGTCATACAACTTAGTATCCTTATCTGTCTTTCTTAATCCTCTACCAATAGATTGTAATACTCTTATCTGACTTTTACTGGGCGAGGCAAAAATTATATTATTTAGATTAACTATATTGATACCAGTAGAGAATGTACCATAAGAACATACTAATATAGCATCCTTCTCTGTTTCTGTTATAGCTCTTATTTCTTCTCTTGCATCAGCTGAGGTTTTACCACTCACATAGAATACTTTTCTTTTACCCATTTCCCATACGCCTTTAGCTGATTCATCAATCAATCTAAATAATGGTTCACCATGTTTTTCCACAAATTGAAATAAGATTAAGGTATTACCCTTCTGGTCTAGAGCTAAACTCCTAATAAATTTATTTCGCGTGTTATTTCTTACAATCCAATCTATCTCATCTTGGTATTTCATTTTAGATACTTCACGACAATCTTCTTCTTTATGTTTTAGTAATATAACATCTATAGATAAATTAGCTAAATCACCTCTGTCAATAAGTTCTTTTGAAGTGGTTATATTCTTATGAGGACCGAACAAACCTTCAAGAACAAGCTTGTGTGTTTGGGTACCATCAAGAGTACCTGTTAATCCAAATCTATACCGAGCTTCAGTACATTTAGTTAGTATACTAGTAAGAGATTTAGCTTTAAAGTTATGAGCCTCATCACCTATAACCATACCGAACTGTTGGAAGTATCCCTTTTGCATTTTATATATTGATTGCCAAGTAGATATATAAACTCTTTTAGTCTTATGACCTTTATCAAGTCCTGCCATAATCTCATGACAATTCTCAGTGGCAAACCAATCATCATCATTATCTGCATACTCACAAAAGTCTCCATACATTTGTTTGACAAGGGAAGTGGTAGGTACTATTATTAATACCTTATCCTCATTATGCATTAAAAAATATCTCATAAGAAGATATATTATTAATGATTTACCGGAAGCTGTAGGAGATACTAATAATCCTGAACGAGTTTTTAATCCATGTTTAATAGCTTCTAATTGATAATCTTTTGGTATCCACGGAATTGGTAAATCTTTAATCCAAGATAGGTCACTGTCATATACAAATCCTGGGTGATTATATTTTATTGTTGATGGGTCATCCCATGTATCAAGCTTTATATTTCTTTCTAAACAAAAAGCTTTTATATAACCAAACAATCCAGCATATATAGATTGGTCACGTAAGTTAAAGAGACGAATCTTTCCATCCCATAATTTGTTTCTAAATTGAGGTGTGAACTTATAACCAGGGACATAAAAAGTAAATGCCTCTGCTAGTTCTTGTATGATTCCTTTATCTTCACAATCAACATAGATAAAAGCATTGTTTTTAACCTTAACGGTTAGTTGTTCCACATTAATTCAGTGTTGGTGGTTTAATAGTTGGTAAGTCATCTCTACTTTCTAAGAAACGTGTAGTGATTTCTTTAAATTCAGCTTCAGGCAACATAGCCTTATAAATTTTCATTGCTTGTGCCATCATTATTCCTGCACTTGTTAGTGGTTCACCTTTCATTGATAGTTGTTCAAACTCTCTATATAACTCTTCCATCTTCTTTCTCCTTTTCATATAATTTAAATTTTTCCATATACTCTTCTTCAGTTAGCTTATGCCAGCCACAACATCTACCAGTTGGTGAACGTCCACAGCTGCATGGAAATTTATCATGAGGTGGAATACCTCTAATCTTTTTTTCCATTAAATAGTCATACAATTTTGTTTCTTTCTTTTTACGCGCCTGCTTCAAAGCTTCTCCATTTAATTATGTTACCAATATTTTGATGTCTCCATCTAATAGTATTCATAATTTCTTCTAAGGTTTCTATAAGAACCTTATCATATTCTACTAAGGCTTGCATTTTCTGAATATCTGAATCCGCATCATAGTAGTAATTCATTTGTCCTTTAAGTGGTTTATTCAATCCTTTATATGGGTCATACACCCAGCCAAATTCATCAATCTGTTCCCTACTTAATTTGCCTTCATAATATAACCACTTATCTTTAAGCAATGTCTTATACTCAAAGTCTCTTTTCTTTCTACCCATCTTAGCAATAGTAATTAATTCTAAGTATTTACTATGCATCCTTGCTGTTTTAATTGTAACATCATCTAATTTAAACTCATCTATAACAGAGTCATCCTTCCACATCTTTAATACTTCTTCAATGTTCACCCTTGACCTCTATACTTTTTAAAAGATGCTCTCTTATTTTTATTCATTGACGAGGTTTTAATCCATCGTCTTCCTATACTGGTTTTTTTACGGACACCACTCCATGTCTTTTTTATAATCATATGTTATATTATATCATACTTTAGGCCGAATGTACACTGATTGTTTCAAATTTATCTAACCAAGGGAATGTTTTTTTCCAATCGCAACCTCTCCTTTTGTCTATATTGGTTAGCTCTTCTTTTAGTTTATTTATTTTTGCATAATCAGCTGGTGTATTATCTATAGCTTTCTCATATCCCTGCATCATTTCCTTAATACTTGACGCCCATACTCCATCATCTAATTCTTTATAAAGTCTTTTAAAATCTTCTTCAAAAAATCCTTTAGGAAATAATTCAGGTATCATATGAAATGGCCATACCACAAAATTAGCTGATAAGTGTATTAGATTTTCTTTTGTATTATATTTGTTTAACATATTTACTAATTCAGGTTGGGTCTTTATTGACATAGCATTCATTGTCATATGAATTTCTGCAATAACTTCTGGATATTCTTGAGTTAATATACTAAAATTCCTTTCCCATTCTTTAGATTCACCACCCCACCGTATGTACTCATATGATGGTCCCCAACTATCAATAGAACAAATAATTTTTACATCCCCTAAGTATTTAGCTTTATAAAGAAATTGTACTCTATCCATTAATTCACGAAACTTTTTAGGCCGTACTTTTAAATTACTAAATATTGTTAAATCCAAATTGGGACAAGGATGTGTTTCAAAAAAATCTAATAGGTCTTCAAATTGTGGTTGGAAAAAAGGTTCCCCACCTAATATATTAAGCTTAGCTAAATTATAAATGCCGTGCTCTAACCATTCCCAAAATTCTTTTATTATATTCTGATATTTCTCTTCGTTATTAAAAAATTCTAATGCATAAGGTTGTATATTTTGTTTGAGACCAAACTTTTTATTTTCAGCTTCCCATGTAGTACTATATTCAGCAGAACAATATACACAAGCTTGATTACATAAATTACTGAAATATATTTCCATCATTGTGCATTCAGGTTTATCTGGCTCTGTAAAATATTTTTTATTCTCTGAATTAGCATCCATTCTATCAGATATAGCACCAACATCTTCCATCTTCTTACAGTATTCACATCCTTCTTGCAACCCTTCAGGTACTGTCGGCCATATACCATCTAACATAAGTTTACGGGTAGCTATTTTATTAGGGGTGTGGTGGAATTTCCCAAAGTCTCCCTCTGGGATTTTATCATATTTGGTTCTATGGCATGACGCAGATGTTCCTTCTTTTAATTTAATAGTAGACCAACCCCATTTCAATGCGCATGTAGGGTCACCTAGACCTGTATGCTGTTGCCAATTATTAATCATATTATATTTATATTAATTTAAGAAGAGCAGTAGATGTGTCTATTATTGGTAATTGAAATTTAAGGAAATGAAATTTTTTATATGCAATCTCTCTTGAATCAATATCTATATTATGTTCGTATGGTTTATTTCTCCAAACACCAATGCCTGTCTCTCTATCAATAATATAAAACTCTTTATCTAATTTAAGAATATCAAATATGACCCGCCAACTTGTACCACATCTTGGTTGTATATTTGTATCATCAAATGGCCATACTGCATGCTCTTCACCAGGTGGTAACATATCATGTAAGAATATATAACCTCTTGGTCTTAGAAATTTCATTGAATTATTAAAATCTCTTAATACTTGTTCATGTTCATGTGCACCATCAATAAATATAATATCAAATTTTTGTAAATTAACTTTAAAGAAGTTATCACTTACCATACGGAGGGTACCACCTGAATTCGGGTCTACTCCTATTTTGTTGGGGATTTTAATTTTATCAAAGCATTCATTATATGCGCAACCTATCTCTAAATAATCTTTAGCTTTAATTGCAGCTGCATAATAATTAATTATGTCTACTCTAGATAACATTACATAATATAAAGGTTAAGCTTATAAGAATGCGTAATAAGAATATTGAAATTGTACAACTGCAGTTAGATATTCTACATCAGTTGTTGTTATATCAAATGGTAAAGATGAAATACTTGTTGGGTATGCATCCACAAATTTTATTTGTTTGGTGACGTTATTAGCAGAGTTCATTACTGTTAGAGTTAAATCCCTAACATGATTAGTTGCTGTATGATTTGATTCGACATTTGATTTCATCCAATCAAATATCTCTTTATAATTTAAAAGGTCTTCATCAATTAGATATGAAACTTCAAATGTACCAAATGCAATTTTATCTGCAACTGTTGCTATATTAACTTGTCTAAATTGTAAGGCTGCACCATCTGTTGTGACATCCGGTAACATCATTGTTTGAATAGTAAACTCTGCACCAGAATAGCTTAGGCTATCCAGTGTTAATACAAATGACGATGGGTTTAAAAAGTTTGGCATATAACTATTTATACGTAAAAAAAACCCGCCTTGCGGCGGGTTTAGATATACTTTTTAAAGTATTATACTCCAGTAACTTTAATTTTTCTGTAGTATACATTAGCGTTTTTACCCGCTGTAACAAATGGATTGTCAGCCATCCCGTAACGAGTTTTGAATCCGATACGTGGTTGGAAGTCATTCTCACCAATTGTTTTCATCATGCTTAATGGCACGTATGGGCAATAGAACATTCCAGCGTCATAAGGGTTTGAACCTTTATAACCAACTGTGAAATAATCTAAACCAGCATACGGGTCAATATACACCTTAGTACGACCGTGGATAGTACCAGCAAATAGAGAACCATTGACATCACTGTCAAAGTTATCGCCACCAGTAATACCTAAGCCAGTATCAAGAGCGCCAGCAGCATTTAGAGCTGCAGCAACACCGTGTGAACAAATCACCCAGTTACCCTTTCCACGACGAGTGTTAACAGCAATAATATTAGCTTCACGCTCTATTGCAGTTACCAACCCTTTGAACTTCTCAACAGACCAACGACCATCGGCATCAGTTGCAACAGCAAATGTACCAGCAGTACCGTAGGCATGAACCGAAGTTACAGCGTTAAGGTTAATTGTACGGATGATTTCACGATTCATTTCAGCTAGAATCTCAGTTGACAAAATGTTTGCCAATTCAGTTTCTGCAGAAAGACCATGAACCGCTTTAAGGTCTTGAGCTAATTCAATTGTGTATTCAGCTTTAAGAGCACGTGACTTTGCAGTTACAGT